CACCAAAGGAAATGGAATCTTGGCGCTATATGTCATGAACGAACTTACGAGTCCCAACTCTACTGTGAACAATGACATTGAAATTAACGTGTTCGTGAGCGCAGGCGAAGACTTTGAAGTGTACGAACCGGATTCGTGGTTCCAGAATTTCGTCTTCAAACCTCAGATGGGAGTGCTGAACAATCTTTTGAACAGTAATACATCTGAGCCTAGTGCTCCAGCACACAATCAGACGTACAGATTGGGAGTGGGAAATACCCACAGCGACCTAGTGAACAAAGTGTACACAGGAGAACGCATTGAGTCGTTTCGTAGCATGTTAAAACGCTACAATAACCATTGCATTCTCACTAATGTCACTACAACTTCGACGCGAAGTTTGGCCGGATCAAGAATGAATTTTCCTTATTTGAGAGGTAAAATCGGAAACACACTGCATTCCACTGCGGGAGCGACTGGATACAATTATGCAAACACAGTATTGCTTCATTGGGTTACAGGAGCATTCCAAGGTTGGCGTGGTGGCATTCGATACAAGTTGCTTCCCAGGGGATACATGGACTCTAACAATATGATGTCCACGTATATTGAGAAAGGAATGATTGGTGAAGATTGTTATCGCGACAAATATATTCTTAGTCCCAACGTGAAATCCGACAGTGAACGCGCGTATGGAGGCGTGATCAACAATGATATCGATGGACCTAGTCTTGATGTCATGCCCACTGGAACAAGAGGAGCCTTGTTCTCACCCGGTACACTCAATCCCAATGTGGAATTTGAAGTACCATTTTACTCCAGGTATAGATTCGTGCCTGGAAAGCCATATGATCTCACGAGTGGCGTGTCCCAATGGACTGCCCCGTGGAATTATAGAATCTCTGGCGAATTCTTACATACAACTGAAATTGATTGTTGGGTATCAGCAGGAGAAGACTTTCAAGTCTACTTCTTTACTGGTATTCCTAAAATGTTTTATGAAAACGCCCCGCCCTTGCCAGGTTAGCAAGG